AGTTGCAGCCGCTGTTTGACTCACCTGCGCATTTCAACCTGTTCAAGAACGCGCTCGAGCGTGAGGCACAAATGTTTCAGCAGTCGAGCAAGATACTCGGCGGCTCGCCCACCGCTAAAAACATCTTCATGCGCGAACAACTTGATGAAGGTACCAGCGTTGGTGAGGCAATGGCGCGCGGAGCGTTTGGCGACTTCAAAGGGGCTTTGACCGGAATGCTGATGACGAGTTTCAGAAAAGGAGCAATCAGCGAGAAAACCGCAGACCGCCTGTCCTCGATGTTGATGTCAAAGAACCCGCAGGACGTGGCGGCGGTGGTTAAATTGCTAGAAGAAAACGCCGCTAGCGCAGCGCCTAAGGCCCTGAAGGCTTCCGCCGCTGAGGCGGGCGCGGTCACCGGCACGGCCTCGGCAATCTACCCCTCACCGTCTCCCGAGATGAGCACCCGCCCGGGGGCTGAAACCGCTGACATTGAGAAAGACCTCACGGCTGACCGAGCACCCCCGGCCCCCGGCGGCGCTGACATTGAAGCCGACATCGAGGCCGACTCAAAACCGAGGTAAAATTGCGGCACCCCGGCAACGGGGTTTGCCTTGATTATGAGAACTTTGACACCCCCGCCCTAAACCAGCGGGGGTTCTTTTTGCTCATCCTCATCTGGCTCCATCATCACCGCGTTGCGCGAGCGGAGTATGATGCGCAGGTGTTCCGCCGCATCCGCCATGCCGTCAGACTCGGCCTGAGCGATGTACCGCTTGAGTTCGGCCTGCGACCGGCCCCAATGCAACCCCGGACCCAGCAACGAGCGGATATACCACCAGGGCATTAGCCCAGGTCCCGCATCAGGAAGCGCAGCTCCACGGTCTGCACGGCGGCGCGGATTTTGCTGAGGTTGGTGGTCTTGAGCACCTCAATCGCCACCGCGAAGAACGTCTCAAGCTCGGCCCGGTCGTCGTCACCCCAACCCACCAAGCCCGCCACCCCCGCCTTCAGGCGCTCGTCTTTGAGCTTTGACACCGTCTCAACCACGTACTCGAGCTCTTCCCGGGGGATTGAACCCCGCTCGCGCAGTATCTCGCTAACCACCCGCGCATAGTGCGCGACGTAGCCCGCGTCGGGTTTCTGCCGAGCGGTCATGCTTTCACCTTTGGGATGTCGCGCCATGTTCCGTTCGCGGGTTTAAACATATCCCCACACACCTCCTTGCCGTCCGGGTGCTCCCAAAACTGCTGAAGGATGCTGACCGTGCGTGTGACGGCGAACGTGGCGTGCTGCTCCGCAATTTCTTGGCGCTCAACAAAACGCAAGTGCAGGGTTGGTATCGGCGTCATGCTTGCTTCTCTTTCAGTGTTGCAAAGATGCTCTTTCCGCATCGCTTGCATTCAAAAATGTAGTGATTGGGTGTGCGGTACTTGATGGCAAAGTTGCTCGGCTCCCAGCGATGTTTGCACTCGGTCATGTGTTCCCCCTTGCTCGGATGGCGGCTACGATGTTTCTCACGGTGGCATCTGCATTTCCAAGCTGGTCGTAGTAACCGCGACCACTAACAACGTGGTCAGAATCTTCTGCCACCTTTGCACACGCCTCACGCTCTGCCAGTATCCCGGCCTCCAGCCGCCTGATCGCTGCTTCGTGGTACTCAATGATGACCTTGTCGGCTTCATGTTCTGCTTGCGCGGCCTCACGCTCATCAGCACGGGCAAGGGCAACAAGTTTTTCAATTGCTTCGTCAAAACATTCCCACCAATCGCTTTGTCCTTTTACAGATTCGGCTCTCAGCATGAAGCCAGCCTCACGGGCCATATCGATTGCGTCTCTCATGTGTTCTTCTCCTTGAGTTTGTCTTGAATGAGTTGCCAAAGCACAACAGGGACAGTGGCATTTGGGGCGCTCATGATGATGTTTTCAAATTCCTTGTCAGTGAGTCCGTGCCATCGCCGCTGTGCTGCGGGTGGGGTGATGGAGATGGCTTTCCACCCGTAAAGTTTTGCCTCGGCCTCTGTGCATTCGTGTAGATGCACAAAGCACCGCGCCTGAGTTATATACCCCACAGGCTCCTGCACAGGTGCTGCGGGTTGGGTGGCGTAGAGCATCCCGGTAAAACCTTTGGGCAAGTTTGACTTGGTAATCTCCCCTTGGTAGATGACAAGTGCCGGCTCCTGCGCAGGAGCGGGCTTAACCATCACACCGTCTTTTTCTACAAGCGTGGTGCGCTCTTCCGACGTAAGCGGGTAACCACAAGTTCCGCAGTTGATAAGGTTTTTCACAGTCTCTTCCTTGCTTTGCACTTGACCTGCTCTGGTTGTGCCAACTCTTGGCAGTCTGTTGGGTTGTTCGTCCTCGGTGCGTACAACAGCACCAACACAGAAGCCACAGCCCATATAGCGATAGCAATGTAGGTGTAGAGGTGTGTCTTCATTTAGCTCTCGCCTTGAGAACGGCCAACCGGGCCACATTGCCGGGGGAGGGCTTCTCAGCCGCGCGCATCCGCTGCCTGACGCGCTCAAAAGTGTCCGCCACGTTAGTTTGCGCGGCGTTGCGGTATGTGAACTCAGAGTTCAGAATAGAAGTAACGGGGGCGCTGCTGCGCAGGGGTTTGAAGGTCATTGCTCTTCCCCTTCACGGAGCATAGTCAACCGGGGGGCACGCCGCTGCCCCATCTGCAAGCTCGGCAGCTCGTAGGCGCGGAACCGCGAGTCGGGGATGCCGGGGTTGCGCTTGAGCTCTGCGCCGGTGTAGCGGGGGTAGTCGGAGTTGAAAACGGCGGCGGCCTTGACGGGTTTGATTTTGAAGTGCATTTCAGTCGTCCTTAGCGGTGAGTTGTTTGATTTGAAATTCAAGGCTCTGACGCAAGCGCCACGCCGCGTCTTCGGCTTGGAGGTCAGACGGGCAGTTGCGCACCTGATGCGCCGGGCGGCTGAGCCGCTCACAGAGCGCCACGGCGGCGGCGAGCTCGGCGTTGAGGGTTTCAAGGGTTTTCATAGGGGGTGGGGCCTTTCACAGTTATTGAGTTATGCCGCTGATTATAGGTACAAAAAAGCCCCCAGGTGTGATTTTATTTTCAAATCACCCCCGGGGGCCTGATTGCCTAAGCAAATCTGGTCTCATGCAACCAGCGCGCCAGCAGCAACGCCTCGGCCCGCCCGTCGTGCTTTTTCAGGTGCAACGGGGCGAGCGGGAACAGCCGCTGCGCCAGGGCGCGGCTCTGCTCTTTGTCAGATGACAGTTTGAAGTGCTTTTTCCAGGTCGCCGGGGCCACGTAGTGCAGCTCCACCCGCGCCACCGCCAGGGCCGCTCGCGCGGTGCCGAACGAGTCCCCCAGGCTAAACACCGACGACACCCCCTGCCCGGGCATGGCGTTGACGCGCTCAATCACCGCAGCCACGTTGTCCGCCGGGGGTACGCTTGAGCGCAACAGCGCTATGAGCCCTGCGGGGGAGACTTCGCGCTTGACTGAGCCCACCCCCTTGAGCACCGTAGGCATGTCCTCTACGGCTATGAAAACGCCATCACGCAGCACCCCGATTGCGCCGGTGAGCCCGGGGTCAACGCCGATAGTGATCATATCACAACACCTCGTACTCGGGGCACGCGGCCCGTTGTTCATCTTGAGACAGGAGCACGTCATTCAAAGCACAGCGCCACGCGCCCCCGGCGGCGGGTTCGCAGTTGCGGCATGTGCGGCAGTTGCGCAGGGGTTGCTCGTCGCCGTAGCACACCCCGGACATGTCGCAGAACTTGCACGCAAAGCTCTCCCGGTTGTCGCTGACTCCGGCGGGACGCAGCCGGGCCTCGACCAGCTTGATGACTTTCTGCTCAACGGCTTTCTGCACCTTGCGGTCGGCGGGGATGCGCTGAATGTCGTACTGTTCGTCGTTCTTGCACAGCGGAACGTACAGCGCCCGGGTGAGCTCGCTGAGCCACATGCCGACCTGCATCTGCACGTAGTGGGTCTCTTTGGACTTCTGCACCCCGTGCTTGACCACCGCGTTGAAGCTGGTCTGGTTGTGGGTTTTGATCTCGAGCACGTGTGCCTTTTCGGCGCTCTCGGGCACCCCCTTGACCACCCCGTCAACTTTGCACACCAGGTGCCCGGTGGGGTCAGTGAACTCGAACTGCCGCCCGGCGGTGTCTTTCTCAAACACCTGTAGCCCGGCGGCCTTCAGGTCGGCGACGATGCGGTCCTCCTGCAGGTGACCCGTTTTGAACAGCCTGAGCATGCGTCCGTTGAACGACTTGCGGGCGTAGGCGCGCCAGTCAAACCACAGCGCCCGCAGGCACTCGTTGCCGATTGTGGACGCCCCCAGGCGACCCAGGTAAATGCCCCCGCGTGCCTTGTCCTCTGCCGCCTCGGCGTCTTCGTAGGAACGGTAAATGCGGTCAATGATCTGCTGCTCGGGCGCTTTAGGTATAACGGCCATTTGTAGCTCTCGCTTTCTGAGTTATGAGTTTTGGCCCGTTGTGCGGTGCGGGTGGGCCGGTCCCCGCGTTGGCGCATTATACGCAACCGCGCAGGTCGGGCGGCTTCCAGCCCTCGGGCTTGCCGATCTTGCCCCCCTCAAGCAGCACGGGCTGCCCGTTGACCAGCTTTGCGTCGTTGGACTCCAGCACCAAGGCGTCGGCCTGGACCTTGTTGAACCCCGCCATATACGCCACCCCGTTGCCCGTGACCTCGCTGTCACACAGCGCGTCCAGGGCGTCCTCCCTGAGGTGGGTGGGGATGTAGACGAACTGCTCCCGGCGCTTCAACTTGCTGGCGAACCACTCAAGGTCGGCAATGGTACGCTGGAGCAGCTTTGCGTAGCCATCGCTTTCGGTGCGCAGCGTCTTCAGGAACTCGCAGTCTTCCTCAATCTTGCAGCCGATCTGCACCGAAAGGTTGTTCGGCTCGGGTTCCTTGCCGCACGCCTTGAGCCAGTCCGCAGTGCGTTTGTAGTTTGAGGTCATTTGAGCCCCGCTTCGTATCGGCGCTGACGCAGCAGGTAGCCCTCGAGCTGCCAGATCTCGTCAAACGCTTTGTCGTAGGCGTACTTCTCGCCAGTGGCCTGGTTGTACTCAGCGGCGCTGACGCACGCGCTGGTGCCGATGACGGTGTAGCCGTTCTGCAGCGTGATCTGGCACACCGTGGTGCGCCCGTCCGGCAGCAGGTCGTAGGTGGAGTGGCTGATTTTGGCGTTCAAGTCCGCCACGGTGAGCTTGACCGGGAGGGTTTCGGGTTGCATTTCAATCACGGGGTGCTCCTCAACGGATTTCAATATCAGGGATGATGGTGGAGGGCTTGAACACCACGCGGTAGAAGCTGGTGCTCACGTTCTTAGCTTCGAGCTGTTCGACAAAGAACGTCACGTTGTCAGACAGGCCGAGGAAGTGCTTCTTGTAGACGCCGGGGCCAGTCTTGCAGGTGACAGAGAGGAAGCCAGCCTTGTCGTTGTTGCCCAGGCTACAGTAGCCTTCAATTGACAGCATGTAGTCGTTCGTGATGCCGTTGTAGAAGATCACGCGCCGCGCGACTTCAAAGTTGTCGGCGGCTTTGGACACGTTGCGCGAGGCGACGTCGGCGTCAGACTGGCAACCCGCCAAGGTTGCCGCGACCGCCAGGGCCATGATGAGCTTTTTCATTTTTCTACCTTTGTGGGGAACAGTTGAGACAGCACGTCTTCGTACTGCGCTTTGCGGCGCTCAAGCAGGGCTACCTTGTCCAGCTTGTCCAGCAGGTTCGGGAAGTTGATGTCTTCCTTGGAGCACTGCTCTTGGATGTCAGCTTCAAGGCGGACCAGCTCGTCGTCCAGCTTGGCCATCTCCAACTCGGCTTGGCTCTTCATCTTGCGCGCGCGGATGGGGGCCAGCGACTCGGCCAGCTTTTCTTTTGACAGGGCGATGATTTCTGCGAATGGTTTGAGTTTCATGTTGATGCTCCAGTGAGTAAAAGTTTGGTGTTGCTGAGGAAGCTCAGCGGGTCTTTGGGGCCCTGCTTGGGCGCTTGGGTCAATGCGTACTTTGATTGCAAGTCTTGCCCGGGCGGGTACATGTTGTTCTGCATCCGGCGGTACTCTTCCTCTTGCATGCGGCGGTACTGCATCTCGCGATCGTAGCGACGTGCATCGTCGTAGTACATATCACGGTTGGGGTCGTAAAACCCACTCACGCCTTGTGTTGTTCCGATTGCCATTTGCTTCTCCTTGTAGGTGGGCCTACTCGCTGCGTCTGATCCATGTTCCTTTGTGTGCGCACACGGAACTCTGCATGACCAGCATCCGCTTTCGGCCCCTAAACGCTCAATCCCAGGGGTTGGCGGCCTTGGCGGCAGCCGGGGCCGCAGCAGCGGCAGCGGGAGCAGCCTTTGCGGCAGCGGCGGGCTTGGCGGCGGCCTTAGGCTTTTCAGCGGCTGCCGGAGCGTCCGCAAACAGGAACGAGCGGATCTCGTTAGCGGCCTTGTAAGCGCCGCTGGCGGGCTTGATCTTGACATCGGCGCGGCACTTCTTGCCGATCAACTTGTCGGTGTCGTCGCAGTCGGGCTTGCCGCAGCTCGTGGCCCACGCCACCAACTGCTGACGCCCGATGCGCTGTGCGACCTCGGACTTGTTGACGGTGTTGAAGTTCTGCCAGATGAACCGACCTTTGTGCTCGCCGTCAGCGACCTCAAACTTCACCTTGATCATCTGCCCGCCGGTGGAGGTGTCTTTCTCCTCCGAGTCCAGCGCCACCAGTGTGTACTCGCCCTCGGGCACGGGGTCGTAGTTGCCCTGGGGGATGTCGTTCACGTCGACTTCAGACACATCAAAACCAAATTTAGCCATGTTATTTCTCCTTGAAAATGGCGTTGTTGAAAAGCTAACTCGTTTACTTTGCGATAGGCACCAACGCCATCAAGTTGTCGATGTTCATCTCGATGTCCTCGGGGCAGTTGTAGCGGTTCTTGGCGGCGTAGGCCGGGGTCTCAATAAAGTGCAGCAGGCGGTCACCGTTGGTGGTGCCACGGGTCTTTTTAGCGTTGAACCCGGCGTCGTCCTTCTTGATGATGACCTTGAAGGCGGCAAAGGCGAGCACATCGGCCCACTCCTGCAGCAGCGCGTTGCAGCGGTTGGGCAGCTTGGGCTGATAGCGGTCGTAGGGCTCGGTGCGGGGGTCTTCAAACTTGACCACCGCCGCGTGCGCAATCAGCACCACGTTCATGCCCTTGCGCATACGCAACGCGTCCAACCCCTGCAAGATCTCACGGAACTCCTCCGCCACGTACATCTGCCCCTTGCCGTAGGCCTGCTCCTTCTCGTCGTGCTGCGAGTTGACGCTGTTGACAATCAACGGCTCAATCAACCAGTCCACCGAGTCAACCACCACGGTCTTGAACGCGTGTTCCTCTTTGAGCAGGGTCTTGATCGAGCCCACCACGTCGCTGAGCGCCTGCGCCTTGGGGAAGCTGGTCACGTCCAGCGAGTCCAGGCCGTCCTCGGTGCTGATAAAGATCGGCTCCGGGAACTGGCTCGACAAGGTGGACTTGCCGATACCGTGGCCGCCGTAAATGCAGATGCGCGGGGGCACCTGTTGCTTGCCTACGCGGAGGCTGTTTTTCCAGTCTGTCATTTCAAGTTCTCTCTTTCTCAGTTATCCTGGTCGATATGATCCAGGGGTTCAAAGGCCTCAGTGCGGGGGGTAAAGTCCCAGCGCTGAGATTGGTACTGGAACGTGTTACGGTCCCAGCTCAACACGTTAACAACGTCGTTGTCTTCAGCCACCACCGTCATGCACACAGCGCACAGCGTCGGGTCGCCCAACATCAACAGGTAGTCCCCCGGCTGCCAGTCCGCCAACACGTGCTGCGCCTTGATGATCATCTTCTCAATGTCATAGGGGCGGCGCGGGTTGGTGAACACGGCGCGCAAGTTGCCAAACCGGCGCGCATCGCTGAGGTCCTTGTTGTAGTCGGCCTGTGCCACGTAGACCGTGCGGGCGTTGTGGGGGTCGGGGCGTTCAGAGTTCATCGGTTTTCTTCTTTCGGGGTTTCTTGGGTGGGGGCGCAATTAGCGCCAGCTCCGCAGCGGTGAGGTAGTCCTTGCAGCCCACCGCCACGGCAATTCTGAGGGCCTCCTTCAGGTACCACTCGTAGTCGAGGTCCGCCGGGTGGGCGGTGCGGTCAAGCAGCGTCATGCAGGCGCGAGCGCCGTCGGACTTGGGCACCTTGTTGCCGTTGGTCTGGTACCGCAGCGGGGGCAGCTCGGCGTCGGTGGACTGGTACCACCGCACCACCTTGCCCAGGTACTGGCCCGCCTGCTCGCCGCCGCCGGTCACGTTGCGTGCGCTCAGGAAGTCGCAGAATGGCGCGTTTTGAATGGTTTCGAGCAGCGGAGTGCCCCGCGCCAGCCATTGGCCTACAGCCGCCGCGCAAACTCCCGCCGTGGGGTTCTTTTTTAGGCTCAGAGCGGCATAAATGCCCTTCTCTTTGAGCGAGCGGTCGGGCTTGACCGCAAAGTAGTTGTTGACGTCCTTCATGGCCAGCGCGCGGTACGGGGTGAACTCAAAGTCAAACCGCGATGCCGCGCTGAACCGGGCCACCACCTGCTGCACGAGCTCGGAGGAGGCGCGGGGGTGACGGATGGCGATGCCGTCGGTGTTGGCGCTCAGGGTCACCGCCCCGGCGTGCTCGAGCCACTCAATCAACATGAGCAACGTCAGCTGCCCGGTGAGCGTCACGGCGAGCATCAGATCCGGCGCGTACAGCACAGAGTACTTTGAAGCCAACTTGCCAAAGGTGCCGTTGAGCGAGATCTTCAGCGTTTCATTGGTTGCTTTATCACCCGTACGCTTAGCTTCAAGTCGTCGCCGGTAAATTTGACGGTACTCATCGACAAACCGCTGACCAAGGCCCGCCGGTACAAATCCGCACTCAAGGATGATTGACGGGTAGAAACTAGCCGCGTCAATGTCGCAGATAACGTCGTCTCCGGCGATGTGGCAGACGGACTTGTCGTGCGTGCTGTGGATTCCGCCCACACCGAGTTGATAGGTACCGGTGCCGAACTTGATAACGTCTCCTCCGAGGAAATCAGGTAAGACCACGTGTCCGGTGGCGGGGTTGATTGTGAACTCATGCTCAGCCACGCTTTCAAGAATAGACTGCAGGTGGAGGTCTCGGAACTTCAGAAAAGCCGGGGGCGTGTAGCGCACCGTGGCGGGGATCTTGTTGTCTTTGCGGCGCAGCCCCATGGTGGTGATGTAGGCCTGCTCGGCCATTTGCGCATCCGACTTGCTGCGCATGTCCACCCCGTACTGACGCGACATCTGCACCCGGAGCAGCAGCTCGGGCTCGAGCCGGTTCATCAACTCCTCGGTGGTGTCGACGTCGTTGTCGCAGTACTCAAGAATCATGTGCTCTTGCTCAACCGAGGTGATGACCGTGGTGTGGTCAATAGGCATGTCCTGCAGCAGGGGCATGTGCATACGCGCACCGTAGGCTTTCAAACCCACAAACGAGGGCGACACCTCAATCAGGTCAATGGTGTCAATCATCATCTCGCGCAGTGCGTGCTTGCGCATCGCGGCCCAGCCTTGAAGCCGGTTGTCGATGATGTCGTTGGCGATGCGCTTGATCTCGGCCTCGGTCCGCCCCAGGCAGAACGCCGCCACAATCGCGTTGTCAAACGAGTTGTTGTTGAACCCCACAAACGTGGCCCCGGATTGCTGCACGAACGCGGTCAAGCGCGCCGGGGCGTCAGGCTCATGCCGCCACACCCCCCAACGCTCGCCGGTCTCCGCATTTTTGGCGCGGAACAGCGTGCGGTTGGGCAGCGTTTCGGTGTCAAAGACCCAGGTGCTCATCTCGTGCTCAGTCTTGATTGACGTAACCCGCGCCCGGCGCAGAGCCGTCGTCGGTGTTCTCAGCAATGAGGCGCTCTACCTCACGCCGCGCCAGGTCAATGGTGGCGGTGGACTTCCAAGCCAAGATGTAGCGCATGATGTGTTCTTCCTCAGCGGTGAGGCCGTTGGCGACTGAGAACGCAGAGATGACAGAGTACGGCACGTTGGGGTGGCGCGCAACCTGCTCTTCATGCGAGAGCTCGGCGCGGCACTCGTACAGCTTACGCAGGTAATGAGCCGACTTCTGCAGGTCCTGAATGCCGTTCTTCTTACGCCACCGGGTGAGGTACTTGCTCGCGTTACCCTCAAGGTAGCCCACGCGGTAGGTCTCAATCAAGTCCCAATGCTGCAAGCCCTCTGAAGACTTGTAATGCGCACCGCCAATTTGTACTTCGTTTGCTTCGCTCATGACTTTTTCTCAACTTTCTTAGGCCAGCCGAGCTTGGACAGGTCAGCGACCATGTTGGCTACGGCGGGGAGGTTTTTGGTAGGTTCGGACTCGGTGGGAAAATAAGAGATAAACTCGGGCAGCATCTTCTTGAGTTGCGCCAGTGTGGTGCACCCATTCACAACCGCGCTCAGCTTGGCGTGGGCTTCGTCGCGTGCTTTCTTCTTGGCGGTGAAAGGTTTCATGACCTCTTGGACATCGGCATCACCGACAATGAACTCAACTCTGTAACCCATGCCGGAGTCCCAGCTTGATACGTGGTCAGTGCGCAGCGCCTTCGGGTGTGTCTTGTACAGATTGTGAATTGTCGGACTCATAGCGGCCACGAACGCTTTTTGAATCTCGACCCTGAGCAAATTGTCCGGCGTGCAAGGTACGTCTTGCATAATAGCCCGGATGATAGATTCTTTTTGGTACTTAGTGAGTTTCATTTTGCCATCTCCGCAATGGTGTTAAACAGTTCAAGTTCGTGCAGCGAGAGCTGCATGCTCTCGGCGTATTGTTGATAGCGCTGGAGCACAGTACCCATGCGGCGGTTGCCGAGCTCAAGCTCACGCACGCAAAACAGCGCCCCGTGGGCAATGTCGGCCAGCTTGAGAATGCGCTTTTCGTAGTCGGTCAGGAGCGGGAACTTCAGGCCGGACTCGCCTATGAGGCGGCGCTCGAGCTCGTCAAAGTTGTCGCCGTGGTAGTACTCACGCTTGGCGGGGGAGGGGATGTCGCCCGTGATCTGCTCCGCCAAGTCGTGCATCAGCGCCGCCTTCAACAGTTCAGCGCTCGCGCTCGGGCACAACAACACGCACAACATCGCAACGCCGTGCGAGTGGTGACCCACGGTCTCGCGACGCAGCGTGGTCACGGTGTGGTACCGTTGCACCTCAGCGCCGTGGGTAATGAATTCAAGTTTGGTTTTCAAATCAGCTCTCCAGTTATTGAGTTATTGGTCCCGGTCTTTCCCGGGTGTCAGCCTTTACGCCTGCGCGGCATGCGCCGGAGCTTTGGTTTACGTCGTCTTCGCTACTGGCGTTTCACCCCTGGGGGTTACTCGTCTTCGCTACTGGCTTCAAACTACTCGCACGTTTGCATGGTTTGAATTTTAGCCTCAAATTCTCACCCCCGCGCAATTTGATTTTCAAATCAATTCGCAGGGGCGATTGGCGTTCATTCGGCGTTGTTGCGGGCCAGCTCGCGGCGGTTAATCCACTCGCTGACGGCACGACGCCAGTCCTCGGCGCGGATCTTAGCGGCGTAGGCCCGCCCGTCCCCGGCGCGCGCTTTGCGCACTCGGCTGACCATGGCCATGGGGTGCGCCACGTGGGTGAAGAACGGGTTTTTGTAGGTGGCGTGCTCGTTGAACGGGTCACGGCAGAACGCCTCACACTCGGCCAGGAACACCTTGTACTCGCCGTTCATCATCAGCGGCGCGGGGCGCACCGTGCCCGAGGAGTAGTGGTCAAACACGGTGTGGTCGGGCGGGCTCTGCAGGTAGCGTTGCGCGTCGTACAGTTCGGTGTAGAGGTGGAGGTTGTTGCTGACCTGGCGGTAGTGGCCCACGCGCAGGCCGATGGCCTCGGCCACGAACTCCTGAATGATGCTGAAGTGCACAGCGTTAGCGCCGTAGGCCCCCCACCAGATATCGTTGCTGCGGTTGTACACCGTCATGTTGAGCCGCGCGCTACGCGTGTCAAAGATGAGCTCCAAGTTGCACGCCTTGTCACGGGTGCGGCGGGTGAGGTCCGCCGGGTCCCAAATCTGCACCACCGCCTGACGCGAGGTCGGGTCACGGCGCAACAGCCTGATGACCTCGTCGAGCTGGTCACGCCCGAAGTGCCTACGCATGCGGTAGCCGTAGGCGGCGTTAAAGTTCTTACCGTCGTCAGAGTACTG